AGAACCAACCTCAAAAAATGATGGTGTTGTTGGACCAGATTGTGTCCAACCACTAGTTGATGTGGTAACACCAGAGAAATACATTATACCGTCAGCGGTATTAATGATTGGTTCACCTTTAAGTAATACAGACGGTAAAGGTCTATTTATTATATCACTATTTTTTAAAATGTGTGTTGTGTTTCTAATTGCCATTTTTTCTTTTTATATAAATATGTTAGTTTTGTTAATATACACCTCCGTTCAAAAAATCGTCTTGAATTATTGAATTATTTGCTGTTATTTGTCTAGTATTACCAGAAGAATCGATACCTAAATTTAATAATGGTGTTGTAACACTTATAGTTGATGTCCAAACAGTTGATGTACCGCTAACTGTATTAATATCTCTAAATCTTTTTAATGGTATACCTACGTCAATAGTTCCATCAAGTAAAGGTATTATACTAGTGTTAAAAATTGTCTGACCAGTACCTAATATGATTTCAGAATCACCACTACAAGATATTATTGTGTTAGTATAAATAGCTGTACATGCTGAAATAACTGGTGTACCACCAGTTAATGACATAGGTTCAATTATGAATGTTTGATTTATACTAGATGAATTATTTGAACAGCTCATATTGTATTACCTATTAATCTAAACACTGCTTCGTTATAAAATCCTTTTGTTACTTTTATAGTAATAATATCATTTGCTAAAAATGAAATAGGTGTATTTAAAACAGTACCGTCAAACACACCAACACCATTAACTAATATCACAATCCTAGATAACCCAGAAATGCTATCTAATTGCGTGAACATAACATTGTATTGGTTCGTGAATGTAAATTGTGGTTCTGATTTAGGTTTAAAGTCAAATGTAAAATTAGCCGCATTAACATTTATATGTGGTTCAAATATAACATCATTATTTATAATTACTTGGTCATCAATCTCAGTCGTAACCATCATTCTATTGATTGTTGGAACAATCTCAAAATCTTCTTCGTCTAATATATAACCCAATAATTTAACTTCAAATAATTGAACATAAAATCTTCTGTTTTCGAAATCATCAACGTTGCTTTCATCACCTATGGCTTCTAAATGTAAAGGCATTGGATGACCATTAACATTAATATAACATTGTCTTGATTGGAACGCTCTTTGAATGATTCTATTGAACTTATTCAAATCCTTCATTCTGTTGGTAAACAACCTTATTTCGTAAGTCATATCAACTGGTGTTGGTTGAGGTACTTTATATAAATCAATACCTTGTCTAACACCATCCCATGTTGGAACTTTCATGTAGGTATATGTACGATTACCTGGTATATTCCATAATCCAGCTTGGTTTTGACCTTGTTGAATATCTGGTTTTCTTATGATTGTTATAAATGGTAATTCAATATTTTTATATTTATCAGAGAATTGCCATGTTTTACTAAACTCAGTCCATCTTTGTATTGTTAAAAATATAACTGGAACCTTCTCACCATTAATACTAAAACCAAAACCCTTATCAGACCCAGCAAATTCAACAACAGATTGGTCCATATCCTCTTCTAACACCCCTTTAGGTAAAAAGGTACCTTTATCGGCAATTCCGTCTAGAATATCTTTTCTTCTTTCTGGCCCAATTCTTTCTCTATTGATGTTTATATCGTTTCTCCAACCTTTAGGCATCCCCATGTTTTATATTATTTAATTTTTTAATTTTATTACAAACCTCTAAATTCTGAACTATCTACTGGTGCACATTTAACAGTTCTAAACGCAGCTTTATAACCCATAATTGTGTGTTTATTATCAAAATTTTTAACCCCATCATTTACTACACTAAAATATCTTATCTCAGTTTCATTTATTGGATAACCAATATAATCACCATAAGATAAACTAGCGTTAAGTTCTTTTAGTTGGGCATCATATATACCAAAAGTTAAATGACCATCTTGAAGATATCTCAACCCACCATTGTTATTATATGCTTTGTTTTCAGCCTCTTCAAGTAAAGGCATAACCTTCAATTCAATCGGTGGAAAAAATCTAATACCATCTTTTGATGCTTCACCATAAAGTATGTCACTTTCACTCATTTCTCTATCAACAGTATAAAGAATAACAGTGAAATTACCATCACCTTCGATGGCCTCACGACCCATTTCGATTTCTAAGTTAAAATCTTCCTCAGAAAAGAACTTATTTATTCTCGTGATGGGTGTTATTTTATTATTTTTCATAGCTTTTATTATAAATATTTATCTTTTGAATAATAACCACTAAACTATTGATTTTATTAAAAAGTTTTATTATATTTGATAAAAATAATATAGTTTAAAACACAAACTTATTTTGATAAATTTAGATGACTTACGAGGCCATAGTGCACTTTCATTGTTAGAAAACTATGAAGGTATTAACCCATATATACTTAAACTCAAACACGAATACAAGAAAAATAAGAAAATATTACTTACAGACAACCAATCAAAGTATATAGTTCAAAATCACGATAGAGAACCACAAATGATTAATCGTGTTATAAATATCACAGAATACTTAGGGTTAGAACTACAAAAACAAGATGGTTTATCATTTGTTCCTCAAAGAATCCTTATCGAATTTATATTAGCAGAAACTGAAAAAACATTTCATGTATATGGTAAGTTAAATAGAAACCAACCATCATCTAAAATGTATTGGTTACCTAAAACACAAGTAACCGATGACCCATACTTTGAACCAATCAATGTAGATGTTGATTTTACGCCATATAACGACATATTAGCTAAACAAGGTAAAAAGCTTTACCAACATCAAGAAGAAGGTGTTAAATTCCTTCTTTCACGAAATGGATGTATATTAGGAGACGGGATGGGGATGGGAAAACTAGAGGTAACTAGTAATCAAGTATTTACACCAAATGGTAGACGTAAAATTGGTGATTTAAAAGTTGGTGACCAAATTATTGGTTCAAATGGTAAAGCATGTAATATTATAGGTGTTTTTCCACAAGGGGTTAAAGACTTATATAAAGTAACATTTAATGATGGATATAGTATTTTGGTTGGGAAAGAACATTTATGGACTGTATCTTCATGTAATTCTGGTGAAAATTCTAAAACTAGGGAAAACAAATATAGAACACTTAGTACTGAACAAATGTTGGATGAAAATTTAACTTTAGAACTAAAAGGAACTGGTAGGAATGGAAAAAAACCTTACAAGTTTAAAACATACTATAAACAAAAAAACGGCAATTCTAAATGGCAAATTCCAATTGTTAAACCAATTGAATTTGAAAATAATGATACTTTACCTATTGAACCGTATTTGTTAGGTTTAGCTTTAGGTGATGGTCATTTTACCAAATCATCAGCAATTGCCATCCAATTACATAAAGATGATTTTGATGAATTATTTGAAGGTATTTTATTAACTGAACATAAAACTGATGGTAATAAAAGATTTAAAATTAGAACATACACGTTCAGAGACTAAGTTTATCCCAGAAATTTATAAATATTCAAGTATAGAAAATAGACTTGCAATATTACAAGGTCTTATGGATACTGATGGTCATTGTATGAAATCAAAAAACGATAATTTTAATGGTACTGAATATTGTACTGTATCTGAAAGATTAGTTGATGATGTAGCTGAAATTGTTCATTCATTGGGTGGTATTGTAAGAAAAAAAAGTAAAATTGGTAAATATAAAAAACCAGATGGTACTGTTGTTGAATGTAGAAAAGCTTACAGATTAAATATTAAAATGCCAGAACAATTTAATCCGTTTAGATTAAAACGAAAAGCTGTTGAATACAACCCACCTAAAAAATATAAAATTGGTAGATATATAAAAAATATTGAACCATGTGGTAAAGGTGAGTCTGTTTGTATCGCTGTTGACGCACCAGATAAATTATATGTTACTGAACACGCAATCGTTACTCATAACACTACCCAATCAATTGTTGCCGCTTTAGAAAGTGGTGCTGAAAGGATTCTTATAGTAACCCCATCATCAACAAAAATAAATTGGGAACGTGAAATCAATGTTTTTTGTAATGATACAGCAATAATCGATGGGAAGAAATTCAACAGTGCTAAGTTTACAATAATAAACTTTGATATTCTTAAAAATTTCCATACATTAACTGATGGAAAAAAGAAAAAAGAAGGTGAACCAGAAAAAGTCTTGATTAGAGATTTAGCTAACCAAAAATTTGATTTGGCTATCATTGATGAAGCTCATTATCTAAAAAACCATGAAAGTATTCGCGGTAAGATTATGGTGGATTTATCGGTAAACTATAATATAAATAGAGTATGGTTACTTACTGGCACCCCAGTAGCCAATAGACCAATGGATTTCTTTAATTTATTAAAGATAATTAAGTCTCCTATTGCAGAAAATTGGAAACACTTTGCTGTTAGGTATTGTGATGGTAGACAGTTCATGAGAACTCTTAAAAATGGGCAAAGAAAACAAATATGGTTGACTGATGGTGCTAGTAATCTAGAAGAATTAGCTGCAAAAACCAAAAACATTATTCTTAGACGTTTAAAAACTGATACATTGGATATGCCAGATAAAGTAGTTACACCAATGTATCATAAATTAGACCTTAATGGTTGGAAGATGTATGATTTATTGTGGGATGAATATATGGCAAAAAGAAAAGCTGAAGGTAAAAAATCCATTGAATCACAAAAAGACCTAGTTGAGCTTATCTTATTAAGAAAATTCATCGCTATGCAAGCTATTCCTTCAACAATAGAAATGGTTGAAAATGCAATAGAAATGGGTAGAAAGGTGATAGTATTTACATCGTTCACTGAAGAACTAGAAGTATTAGCTGACCACTTTGGTAAAGTTGCTGTTAAACACAACGGACCAATGACAACCAAAGCAAAACAAAAATCAGTTGATGACTTTCAAAATAACCCAAAGGTTAAAGTTTTTGTTGGAAATATCAAAAGTGCTGGTGTTGGTATTACATTGACTGAAGCAACTGTTGTTATCTTTAACTCATTTGATTGGGTTACTGGAAATAATGAACAAGCAGAAGACCGAAGCTACCGCATTGGGCAGAAAAACGATGTAAACGTATATTACCAACTATTTATGGATACAATATCTGTTAGAATGTGGGAAACACTTAAAAACAAAAAAGATGTTATAGACACCATAATGGGTGATAATAAATTAAGTGATGAAGAAATAACCATCAATTTGATGGATGAAATAATGAATGAATTAAATGATTAAAATTTATAGTATTCCAGATTGTCCGTACTGCACGGAATTAAAAAATATCCTTACTGAAGAAGGTATAGAATTTATTGATGTTGATGTTAACTTAGAAGAAAATGAAGCTGAGTATAATCAAATACACGAAATAACTAAATCAGACCAAGTTCCAATTATTAAAGTTGGTAAACAATTACTCGTACCAAATGTTAGTTTTGCAACAATTCAAGAGGCGGCAAATTTAACTAAACAATTTTTAGGTTAAGTAGTTAATATATATTTCTTATTACCACAGTCGTATATTCTATATATACCTCTGTCTAACATTATCTGATGTTCTGTTTTAGTTGGGTCAAACCCTTCTTTAACTAGAACATCTTTTCTGTATTTGAATCTATATTCTCTGTTGGTACCTATTATATACCAATAGTTAGGTTTAGAATCATGTATATGTGTAAACCCTAATTTTTCATACAACCCACCTTGACTCCATCTTCTATCAGCGTAGCTAATTATTTCTTTTGGATTATAAGTGTTTATAAAATACTTAAGTAACTTATCAGCCCCTCCAATAACTGTTGTATCTAGTTTGTTGCAGAATCTAAATAACTCATATGAACCTTCTTTATGAATTCCACCCATTGATTTTCTAAGCGTTCCAAACGTCATCAATGACACTAGCTCATCATCATAATATAACCCTAGTTTGATACTTGAGTTGACATTGCCTTGAATATGATTGGTATCTAAAAATAGTTTAGAATCTT